GCTCTTCCGATCTTCAGTCAGGGTGGACTATATTGGTAGTTCAGCTAAAGTGTACTCTATCAGTGGTTCTGCAATAGTAGAGTCTGTTTAGGTTCTGTAAAGGTGGACTATTAAGGGATTTAATAAACGCAATAATCCCCCTTTTATTATTTTTTTGTTCTGGCCGCCGGGAGATTACCCCCCTCTCTGGCGGCTTTTTTGGAGATAAAATGAAATTAAAATATATTAAAATGACAAGAGAGAATACTCTGTTTCAGCCACTCGGTAATTTTTTAAAACAACTTTATGAGGGATTTTTGAGATTAAAATGTTTAAAATACACTACCATGACAAAACATGGTATCTGGTTTCTTTATAAAGAAGATGAGATTTTGTGGCGATGGTGGTGGTTGAGAAATCCGCCTCAACCATCAAATAATCTTTTAAGACAACAAGGCAAATATGTTAGTTTATTTTGTGAGGGATGTTTTAATAGTCTAAAAGATATGGATGATTTTTGGACAAAATATAACGATTACCATACTATGAGGAGATGTAAAATGGAATCAAGATACTGGAGATTGCATGATATGGACCGTGATATACCCAAAAAATATATTCAAAAGTATAACAATCGTAAAAAGAGCCGCAAATCAGCTATTCGTTGCCAGTGCATTGAATGTTGTTGCTATCAAGAGGAGGAGGTCAGAAATTGCCGGGATACAGGATGCCCCTTACACCACTGGCGGAACAAGGGCTAAGATTCTACGGGATTCTTCGCTGGATAAAGCGGGGAAGAAATAAAAATATAAGACGATAGAGAGGTTAAGTGTACTACGCCCCCGCTCTCTGTAAATCTGAAAACTTAGCCTCTCTAATTATCTTTGTTCTGGCCTTTTCTTTTGACATCTTAATAGCCTTTTCGATTAGTTTAATCTTCATTGAGTCGGCCATCGTTTTCCAGGTTGGCAATTTAAATAGTCTATCAAGCGCCACATTAACTTCCACAGATACCCCATCCTGATAAGCCTTGTAACGTTTATCGTTAAGTTGCCAATCACTGTCAATAGTCTGTGATATATTACCTATCCCAACCCCTAAAATTTTCAATTCTTTTCTTATATCTTTAGGTAGTGTCCTGAATACACTATCTCCTGCTGCCTTTTGCTTCTCAAGTATCTTGCCTACCAGGTTAAAGTTATCTCTCGACTGTTTAGCCTTGGCTGCCATAGCTTCTATCTCTGGATAGCTCCTGCGTAGCGCTTTCTGTGAATCCGGACCGAGTTCCTTCCACGGTACACCAAATGTCTGTTTGGCATGATAGTCTTTAATCTCACTAACCTTCTGTGAATCACGTTTAGGATAAGTCATAGCCCCCACCCCATGTAATGCCAACGGAGCTATAACCCTTAATCTATTTAATCCCTGATAACGCACTGCGTCAACACAATCCTGCATAAATAGTGGAACGAATCTTTGAAAGGCTTCTCTCGCAACCACATCAGTTTCAAGTGATAACTTGTCACCAAGGAATGTCTCACCCCTAATCATATCAACAGTGAATCCCGCCGGCGGCGACATCTTGGATTGAATAAATCGCCATACAATATCTCCTCTATCCAGAGGGAATATGTCGCCAGTAGAGGTTGACTTCTGCTCAGCCAAAATTATCTGTGACGCAAATCTTAATATCTGTGAATAGCCAGCAGTGAAGTCTAATCTTGTGTCGCCAATCTTAGCCTTAAGGAAGTCGGAGGAGCGCGGGTCAAGTTCAACTGTAGCGTCTTTATCCCTTTTGATTACTGATAACATTAACGTTAAGATTGCCGCTGAAGAGATAAGGTCTCTCGCCACAATCTTTCTTGCTGGAGATATATGGAATTTAATCTTATTAATTTCTTCTTTGGTTGCACCCTTGGCTTTAAGGTCTGAACGTTTATCAAAATAATTCCGTACTTCCTGTATCGGGAGAATATCAGCTACTGCCTGTACACGTCCAATGGTTAATCTCGGCGCAAAGAATGCGGCGTTAAGAATCGCACCATACTTCTTTAACCAGGTCTTGGGTAATGTTCCCCTGCCAACTGCATGGTTTATGAACTGGGCAAGTATACGGTAGTCCTCTTCTGATTTATAAGAGCCAGACCAGTTATCGCACGTACTATAGAATATATCAGCGCGAAGTTTATTTAATGATGTTGTGTATGCGTAGTTGGAAGCCTTGATTCCGTGTCCAAATAAAGGAAGCTTCTCCGCTAACTGTGAATAAGCGTAAGGCTCCTCACCTTTAGATAAACCCTCTATCTGGGTAATTTCAAGGCCAGCTTTAACTGCTTTCTGGTAGTATGGATTAGTCTTAATCTGTATATCCTGAAAGTGTGCGTATTCGGGAGAAGCGAAGGCGCGGTAACCTGCAATATTAGCCTTACCCCATATCCTGGGATTATAACCAAGGAACATTAAACCTTGCCTGCCGGGACCAGAGAAGTCATGCGACGCAAGTGTGGCGCGTGGTACATTTAAGGCTTCAAAGAATAACCTCACAGCCTTCTGCCCTTTCGTCATACTAATATCAAGTAACCTCTTAACTGTATTCTCTCCGAGTATGTTCTGTAATGCCTCAATCTCTCCGCGGGCAGGTAACTTACCATCAAAGATAAGTTTATTCATGGCAGATTCCATGTCTATTGTAGTTCCGGGAAGGACTGTAGCGTCTCTAATAGCACCGTAAAGAGCGTCAATGTCCTGTTCCGTAAACTGCTCCTTAAGTGGTGTAAAGTCTTGAAGTAACTGACCTTCCATAGCTCCGCGCGCCAACGCTAATGCTACTCTTGGATTATCATCAGCACCTTTAAGTTCTGTATATTCAGAGAATCTCTTGCCTAACTCTTTATGCATAGCCCTCTTTTGGCCTAACCTGCGGACTTCCATTTTCTCAATACCTTCTTTGAGTTTTTGGGATGCCGAATCAAAGGCTTCAGTCTTTTCATTTTTAATAAGGGATACTTGTCCTTCTGTTGTATCTGTTGGTGTTTGCGTAGGGGAGACTGTTTCATCGGGGTTAATATCAACGCCGTCATCTTGAAATAAGTCTAACTTTTGTAATGAACGCAAGGCCGCATTCTTTTCAATGTCAGATAAATTACTGGCTTTAACAGCCTTTTCAGCGGTAGCTAATTCAGTCTTGGTAGGTGCGGCGCCTACAGCTCCACCCTTTAATGCGGCCATACCACCACCTATAACTCCACCAGCGAAAGCACCAGCGGCTCCAGCAGTAGCAATCTGCCTGCATATTTCAAACCAATCAGTAGTACCATCTGAATTTTTTGGGCTAACGTCACGCAAAATTAAAGGTACTCCGATTTCCACGCCCTGTTGCGCTGCCTCTTCGATACCTTCCTCAATAGCCACCTTTAATATATCACCTGTGAATCCTTTAATGGATTTACCAGCTTTCGCCCATGCTTTATTTCTAACAGATTGAATAAAAGCCTTCATGGAATTCCTGCCGGCAGATTTAAACTTAAGAATCTTACCTACTTGTAAATATTCGATAACAGCGTTAATAGTACCTACAATGACACGCTCTCTATTGGCTTGTTTATTAGAGGCGCCCGTCTTAATAGCTTCATCATAAGCCTGGTCTCCAGCTACAGAAAAACCTACAGCTACAGCACCAGCCGTACCAGCGGCAACACCGCCAACTACAGCCAAACCAAGATAAGGCAGGGCTTCTCCGAGTATCCTGCCACCATAGGCATAGGCGCCCTGCTTGGTAGGGGCAAACTTCTCATTCTGATAATCCTGAATCGCCTGTTTGGCGTCAATGAGTGTTTCCTGTTGCCCGGGAATTGCCCACTCAGCAGTACCAGTCAGGGCGGCACCGACACCCAGGAAACCTCTGGCAATACCTTTAGGTATTTCAGTAAAGAAATCTACCGGGGAAGCTTCTCCGCTATATTTTGATTGAGTATCCTGTGATACAGTTCCTATTGGTTCAAAGGGCATTATTGATTACCCTCACTTACGCTAGCTCTCATCTCCTCCAAATATCTATCCCACGCTGAAGGATTCTTCCTTTTCATCTTGGTTCGAGCTTTTCCCAACAATAGTTGCTTAGCCCTGAAGTCAGCAAATTGTTCATCTACTTTTGATTCAAGACCCTCATACTTATTTTTCCAATCGTTATATAGAAAGTCATTATATAATTCGAACCCCTTCGATTTATGTTCTGGCCACTCTTTTATATCAATATAACCAATAACCCCTTCTGGTGATACAACCTTAGTCTTATTCTCCTTAGTCGCCTGTATATCTCTCTGGGTATCAACACTAAATTTTCCCTGACCCTCCATATATTGAGCAGGCGCAGTATCAGTTAACTGTGTCTGTATTGTCTCTTGATTATGGTACTTCATAGGTAAACCCATCTCTTGTCGCGCTGCGTCAATTCTAAGTAATTCAAGTTCACCTTGTTCCTGTCCGTAAATTTCATCTGGATTATAACCAAAGTGTCTGGCAGTAGCTCTTCTTACCATGTCCTCTTTTTGTTCAGGGGTGATATTGGCATTGTCATTAATCTGTTTCTTGATTAACTCAAATTCGTCCTGTTTCTTCATTCTTTCCAAGGCATCCCTTTTAAATTCAGCCTCCTTTTCCCATTCTCTCAGGTCGAAGTCGTGCTGGGAAGCGATAGCCGCTTTTTGCAATTCCCACTGCATAGCCATCTTCTTGGCATTATTCTGTAGATTAGCCTCAAACTCCACCATATCCCACTGGTTTTGCATTTGCATTTGAGCCATCTTCTCTTGCTGTTGCATCTGTTGAGCGCGGATAAATCTTTCTTCTGCTCGCTGTGCTTCAATCTGTGAGGCTTCAGCTTGTCCAGCCTTCTCTGCAAGACTACCTATAGCCGTTACCGCGTCATTTCCTACTCTGATTGCCATTATCTAATCTCCAATTTGTGTCCATGTACAAGGCATCGGTCTGCCCATAAACAATTTTTTCTATACTTACAAATTATATTAATTCCGAAACAAGGCGTATTTCCTTCACGCGTTTGTATTTCTCTTATAATTTCAGTGGCACTTTTTCCACGCTGGTCAATACCTTTATTGCGAGCGAATATAATTAAATCTTCCATTAACATAATTAATCCCTACCAACATAATTACAGGTCATTATTATACTCGGACATGCTGGTATGGCTGGCGTAACCCCGGAAGAAAATGCTACTGCGGGAATAGAATCTAACTTTATACCAGTATTATCTCCCCACATCCAGAATTCAAAGTAATCACCAGCTACGAAATGGTATAAAAAGGTTACTGTAATAATCGTATTCGCACCAGATGATTTGAATGTATAATAGGTGGCGCTATCATCTATATTAACCCCATTCTTTTTCGCCCATATTACTATCTTTTTTCCAGCTACTCCAGAAAGTACTACAGCACTAAATGTCAAAAGATATGAACCGGGCTTTGTTATTGTAAATCTTGAATTAGATGTTCGTGTGACTCCATCATGATGAACATCTGTATCAAAGGTTATTACTTGTTCATCTGTTATATCTATTATACTTTGGTCAGTCGTATCAGATTGCATTAAGTGCGGAAGAACGGGGCCGCCTTCACCAGCAAAAGTCATGAGTCCAACACTGTTTATTGCTGTAGAATTAACATCACCAAAGTAAGCTCCTTCTCTTGTTATTATCTTTCTTAGGGTTACATCGAGTTCAGGGGAACTTTCTGTAACAACTCGCAGCCATTCAGAGATACCTAATATAGCACTCCCGCCACTTGTAGCTCCACCTGATACATCTAATGAAGTGAGAGTAATAACTAATAGTTCTCCGGAACCACCAGATACTCCACCACCGCTGGCGTCTAATGGAGAAAAATTAGCGATAGATATTTTTGCGCTACCACCACTAACAGCTCCACCAGAACAATCTATATTTATATAGGTTGTTCCACCACTAATAATAATGTCAGTTTGATATGCACCTATATTAAACAGGTTTCCCTGACCGGAAGTATCTCGTTGGTTTGCACCTATATTAAATTTATTGGCCATTACACGGTTATAACTCCAACGTTAGAATTGACTGCTAATGCGGCATTAAAACATGGACTGCTTGATAATAAAGAGAAGTCGTGGCTTGCTGGATTAGCAAGAAGCGGGTCTGATGTTATACTTCCGTGTCCCTTTGGATTATTATTCGTATAACCATTAGTATAGCCTTCTGCGCAATTATTAAAATCTATTAGATAAAACCCATAATCTGACCCAGTAATTAAAGATGTACAATCCTTAACTATATTATTATATACTATATTAAAAGTATTGTAAAGATTAAAGGCTGCCCCACAGTTATAAATAGTATTATTTTCAACTATATTACCATACCCTATAAGAATGGCGCTGCTTATGCAGTTCTCTATGATATTACCATTTACAATTGACCTGTTACCAGCGTTAATCCCAACCTTACTATCATGGCTATAACAATGTTCCACACATCCAGTAGAATTAAGAGCGAACGCAGTACCAGAAGAGGCTATTCCTTCGCATGCCACAAAATATGTCTGAAAATTACCAGCAAAACAATTAGCTCCATTATAGCCAGCCCTTAAACCCTTACAATTAAATAAGGTTATGTTTGACCCCCAAAATGCTGTCAAATTGTCGCCTCCGCTGGTCAATAATGATTCAAATCTTAATCCATAGTAAGCTTGATACGAGCCTAAAAAGATGATACTTTTACAATTACTTGCTGACGCAAGCGAAAAGAATGGCCTATCATCACCTGATACCTCATCCCCACGAACAGTTTTGTATCCACTAACCCTGTTATAGTATAAAGAAATTATTGAATAAGTGGTGTCCGTTATAACAGTCATATCATAAGTTCCACTCTTAATCCACATCTGATTATTACTTACTTTATTTTTATTATACAAAAGATTTCTTACGGCGCTTACCGCGGGATTAAATGCTCCACCCACATAACCTGTTACTGACGTTAAGCCTGCCCCTATAGTCCTGTCTACAATGACTTGGTCATAACTTGGCACTGATATGATTGCGTACCAGCCAGAAGTTACTCCATTCCCAGTGACAAACATGCAGTTTCCGGCCATAGCGGAAGTAAAGGCGCTTGATACAGAACCAATAGTAACTCCAGCCGCACCGGTAGTTATGTCAGTTATTGTGGCCTGTGGATTATCCTGTTGGCTATAATCTACAGATTCCCCCGGCACTAAATCATACCACCCGGAACCACCATTATAAGTTCCAGTACTTCTCATTTCCCATACCATTGCTTCATTAAGAGCCATATCATTATCCTTAGCTTAAGGTAACATCCAAATCGCCAGTGGCAAATACTACTATCTGTTCAGACACAACAGCTACGGCAGTAGATAAAGCTATCGCGCCAAAGTAGTCGCCTGCCGTTGCGGTACCATAAAATACAACAGAAGAGATTGTACCCCATGCACCAGTTGCTTCGGGGAACATTATGGAGTTAGAGTTTGTTTTTGTATTAACTGATGCTACTGACCAGGTTGAGGCTACGCATTGCACTCTTGCGTAACCATTAACCCATGGTTCAGATACAGCAGAACCATCCGGGGTTCCAGCTGATGTTGCAAGTCCAACGTATAGTGTACTTGATAACGCATAATCCAGTAATGTCTCGCAAAGATAATTACTAAATCCCATAATTATACCTGTCTTTCAAATTGAATCATATATAAATAGTTCGTGTCGGTTTGTAATACTATATTAGTTATGTATCCATATCCTAATGCTAATCTGTCTGCTTCACTGGATACGACTGCAATCCCAGTACCAGCAGGAGTGTTAGTCCATGTGGAAGTAAGGGAATTATATGTTAATGAATCTCCATTAGTAATATTAGATATAACAACATCCGTTAAGTCTGTTATTTCTGCGCCAGATGAAATTACTCCATTTATAGCTCTCAAAGTACCATTTAGGGAATCAATAGTTAATGCTGATATAACAGCAGATGTTGCGGCGAGAGATGTTATAACGGCTGATGTTGCAACTAAAGCACTTGCTGACGCGCCAGTAACAGAGATTGTACTAAATATAGCATTGGCGCCGTCGCCAAGTTTACGGGTGGCAAGCTTCTGTAAAGCCTGTCTCGTTGATACTATATCTTTGTCTTTTATGGATGGTATAAGTGCCATTACAGTGATTTAAATCCTGAATAAGAATTAACTATTCTTCCGCCAGTAGATGGCGAAGCTGCTGAAGCTGATTTTGATATTAGATTAGCAAGCATTTCCATATTAGGATACATATCTTCTCTTCCCTCTATGAAGCCAGCCTTCTGTGATAGTGCACCAGTATATCCCTGTTGCAATATTTGTTCAAGGTTTAAGCGTGAACCCATGCCCACGTTAGCTTCCCATGTCGATGGTAGTGCGGCAGTTTTAGTTGTACCATACAAACCACTCGATATTAGATTCTGTTGTGCCGCGCCAACATCCTGTGTTTTTTGTGTTTCTATTTTCTGTAGCCCTGCTTTTTCCATTGCACCACCGGGTGAATATTGCCCTATGATAGAATTAGATATATCCATTAGCTCATTATATCGCATTAAATTAGATGCTTTGGCCTGGTCATAGTTTGTTTGATATTCCTTAAGTAGATTTTCTGTGCTTAGATTTGTAATTGAACCCGGAGATTTAACGTGTAAACTTTTCCGGGATGAAAGTCTTCTAATTGACATTATCGTACCTTTCCTGCTGGCTTAACATCACCACATATTTTATTGACGGCAAAAGATTCACCTTCCGTATCATTCAATATTTTTATACCCATATAATTACAGCTAACTTTAGTTCTCATCCTAATCTGTCTTCCCGGAGATGATATAGTTGCCGATATGAAAGCTGAAGCGTTATCCCTCATATCTTCTGCGACTGACTCTGCGTCATCACCTCTGTATATATAATAATTAAATCCACTTGAATCCCAGTAAGTACCACTGATAGACGCTCCGGCATTAACTATCGTCAGTGAAGTTAATTTACCTTTAGTATCCTCTTCGCCAGTTAGATGTTTAATTGATGTTGTGAAGTATGCTGATATTGCCGCGTCAACCGCACCTATATCATCACTGTATGAACTATCAACAAACTTCCTTATATATCCATCTGTACCGCCCATAAGTAAGTCATCATAGGCAGGGTCTCCGGAATTATAATATAACATTGAGTATATCCCGCATTCATTTGGATATTTTTCAGGGTAAAATCCCTCTGTCTTTAGGCTGTAGAAATAATTTGAATTACTACCATCAGACACTTTTGTAATTGCAATTACAATACCATATCTCTTTTTATCAAATCCAAGAGTTATTCTATGAGTAGATGAACTTGGAGCTTCATCCTCAATAATTTCCGGAATAGCGATGGCTGTCATATTAATAACGCCAGAGAAATCTGAATTGATTTTATAGAAGCCGTTGTTACCCCAGAAGTAAATATTATTACTATCGTCAAAGCACCAGCTTCTTGCGCCGAAGATACCAGTAGAATCGCTAAAGTTATCGAGTGAGCCACCGACAGCGGGGTCTCCTCTTAATATCCACATACTCTCTGAACACCCAAAGATTAAGTAATCATCATGGAATGGAATAAGAGCTTTAATTATATCGGGGGATTGACCTGCGTCCGCATTATTTCCAGCGATAGCAGTTAATGGGTCTGTTGAGCCATAGAGGAAATTGAATGGGCTTGCTACTCTTGTCATGTACCATTGGTTGGGATATTCAGTATCGCCAGCAATAACTAATCTTCCCCTGTATGCTGCTATTAGATAAGCCCTGTTCGGCATTTCTCCATAGAGTGTAGTATCGTTACCGTACGGCTTCCAATCGTACCAGTGAGGTGGGGTTGTCTCTGTGTCACACATTGCGAAAGAAACAGTATCACCATTCTTATCTATACCGGTAACGGTTTCAGTTGAATTAAATGCTACTGCTGTGGTACGATAACCATATATAACACATGACGCACTTGCCGTATCACTTGTAATATAATCAACCACCATCCTGGCACTGGTCGTTCCACCAGTAAGTACTGTACCTTGAGTCGGGGCGTAACTACCCAAACTGGTGGTAGCTACTTTAGTATTAATGAAATCAGCAACCTTAAGGTTAGCACCATTAACTATAAAGACCTTCTGAAATATCGACGCCATCTCTAATTGGTCTGATGTGTCAATATCGCCGATGGACGCTGTAAGTACCGCCATTGTACCAGACATACTTTCACCCTTATAATAAAAGCTATTATTACCAGCGGCAGTTAATCTTCTATATATTATATTGTCTGTAATAGAAATCGCCATATTAAATTTCGTACCAGATAGCGCTATTGGCCGCTGTAATTAATTTCTTGTTTGTATTGATAATGTTGAAGAAATAGTCAGTAGTTAGAAATACATAGTCGTATCCTTCAACTCCCACGCCGGGAACAGAACCCCATCCAGATGGTGTTGATGTAACTGGTAGTAACCTATAGAACTGCTTAGTAACAGCGTAATATCCAGTCAGGCTGGGAGGATTAAGTTTGAGAGTAGTGAAAGACCATTCTACTCCAGTAGTAGTTGCGTCCGTATTAACGGCATCAATTCTCCAGTACCATGTATTATTATAATCTAATGGATAACCTATAGTTGTAATATAAGAAGCTAAATCCAGAGCTGTAACTGTACTCGCAATCCATGTTAAATCGCCAGATACCTGACCAGTATACACTTTATAATAATCAGTATCTCCTCCGCTATCCCAGGTCATCGATGATATATTTAATCCAATTGTAGTGGCGGCGTTAGCGGGAAATGGATTGGTTGCCTGGCCGGGAGCGGTTACGCTTGAATCACAAGCCTGTAAACTGACGGCAATAATATAGGAAGCATCACCGGGACTTCTGGATAACCTAAGCCTAACTTTATTTATAGGATAGGTATTATACGCAATGTATGTTTGTGCAGCCCATGTATTACTGTATAAATCAAGAGTTGCTCCATCTAACTCAGAAATCGCATGACCATACTGGTCTCTGTAAGTTGTATTATAAAACGTCTGAAACCATAAATCGGCGGGTGTTTCATCTGTCCAATTTACTCCCGCATCTGTGGTATGTTCCCATGTGCCGTATATATATGTACCAGTTGTTATACCTTGTGCATGGATATAAGGGGATTCTCCTTTGTTCCCCTTCTCTGGTGGACTGTAGTCGTATGCTTGTATTACGACAGCATATTCCTGGTCCTTGATTAGGGTTGCGGCAGACGTTAATGTAATAGTAACTGTAGTCCAATTAGGAACTTCCGCTATAAATCCCGGCGCAGTTATATACCCAACACCTAAATATTTACCATCTGGATAACCCATTATGCAACAGCCGCAATGACGCACATCGCAACCACTGGTTGTTCTGCTGCGCCTATTTGCGTTCCATCACCCCATTTATCTAAAGCTGGTCTCTTACCCAATCTTATTTTATTCTCACCAACATCAGTAGGTCTTACATTATTAAGGAATTCAGATGTATTCTTATCTTCATCCTCAACATTTAAACCCCTAAACAAACCTTTGATTGGTAATTCAAAGTTTACGTTAGCCATTTTTACCCCTAAGTTTTGCGAGTTCCGCGTCAGTTAATCCAGCAGCTTTAAGACCACTGGTGACTTGCCCGGTTCGAGTGGTGACTTTACCTTTAAGTTTTTTGGCCTTTCTCGCTTTTAATATTTTATAAATGAATTTATCAAGAGTAGATGGTTTATCATATTTATCAGGTTTCATAGCCGCTAATCTCTGGACAACTTCCAGTTTCGTACCCTTCCTTGATTCTTTCTCAACTAATTTGGGATACCTTGTAGCATTAACTCCCATAATATACTCCTTTCGCTTTAGCCCTCTTTTCAAGTTCGGCGTCAGCCTTCTTTTGTTTATTTATTTTCTTCTTAACTTTATTATAGATTGAACCCTTTTCGTTATAAGCGTTTTCACCCATAACTAATTCATACAACCTGCGGCTTGCCTTATCTGTAAATTTTTTAAATTTACCTTTCATATTAATTCCTCCACATCACATTAATTTTCTCCACTGCATTAGTATAGAACCATAAGTGTCCTACATTATTAATAGGCAGTGTAAGTGTTGGACTCTGAACACCTGCCGCACTTGCAACGGCGGAAACAGTAGGAGCAGGTACAATTAATCCAGCGGATGAACTGACTGCTGATGTCAGGGAGACTGTTATAGTATCATATAAAGTTGTAGATGAAGCCTGAATAATAACTTCCCTACATGGGATACTCGATACCACTGCAAAAGCACAAGCTACGCCAGAACACGTAATCTGCGCCAAGCCACCGACGTAAGCGGTTATAGTACCACCGCCGCTAACTACATTAAGATTAGCGTTTCTATAAATTTCTGTGTCAGACATTAGTTTCTCCTTAGACAGCGGTCGTCATTTGAGTAATAACTGGTGTAGTTGCATCGGCAATATTCTGCCAGAGTCTTGCTGAAGCTACGGTATCAGCCACAGTGTTTACTGGTATAATTATACAACCCGGTGCAAATGTTTTGCCCAAAGAACTTCTTAAGGCTGACAATGCGGCAATAGCTGTTACATTAGCAACTGCCATCACAATACCGTCCTGTGTTTCAAATATCACATCAATTCTCTGTGAGCTTACTGCGCGAGCAGGAGCCTGTTCGGTTAATTGAAAAGAAATATTTCCTCTTGTACTCATGTTAATCCCCTTTTAAGTATTAAAGCTTACATCATTAATTCGATACGAACCGCGAGCAACATCCCACGAGGACATGCGTCCGCCATCGCCATTATATCCTAAATTGTGCGGAGCTTTTCTTTTATCATTAAGTAATGATAATTGTAAAGCTATCGCCGCCTTCTGTTCCTGAACACCAGAATTCTCTTCCATATTAGATTCTGCTTCCGCAAGACATAGCTGTCTTATGCAATCAGAATACTCTAACCCCCCTATTGGTATGTCATCGTCGTCCTCCATTTTGGCAGGAGACATTTTGTAACTATATGATAATGTATATGCCGCATCCGGTTTGGGGTAAAAAGTAACTTCCCATATTTGGCCAGTTTCTTTTGTATATTCACCAACGCCTATAGCAAAAAATGATGGATAAGAACTTATGTCATTAAGATTTCTCCAGTCATCTATTTGTTGCGAAGATGTCTCTTCTAAAAGTGGATAGTTGGCGTTAGCTCCAAACTGGAATATTCTCTTAAGTTCAAGGAAGTCTGGCGGGAGTTGATATACGGAAGTTCCATTTACTGTAGTTAATGTAGTATCCCTGCTAAGAAATGACCAGCATGGATTAGCTATAAGAAATCTGCGATAAGCGTCATTTACTATTTCTTTGGCATCCGTAAGGTCAGTGCCTGTTACGCCAGATGAACCATAAGTTCCAAGGAATTTGGATACCTTATTATAAAGGTCTGAAAATGTTAAAATAAGATTTGCCATTTTGGTATCCTCTTAAACCCAATGGGGTTGTCGAGCCTCGTGCCGCAACCCCCTGAGCGGAAACAGAAATGAATATGTTATGTTAAGTATGTACGTAAACTGGTTACTATATTTTTAATTGTATTTGGTTTGTAGTATGGATTGTCAAAATATAACTTACATGTTTCTGCTACGTATATTCCAGAGACTATTTCATTGACAGAACTATTGCAATTTACTACAGAATCAGCGGCCATTCTGCCACGCTGTCTATTTCCGACATTAACAGTTGGTGTATTAAGTGATGGCGCTTCCGTAATACCAGATGATGAATTACCTATAATACATTTAGCTTTTTTAAGTAGTGCTAAATATTCTGGACGAGTAACACTTTTAATAACAAGACCTTTGACATTCTTTAGTAGTTTTGCATGTTTTCTTCCATCAGCATCGCAATTACCTTGAATATATACTACATTATCTAATTTATCTACTACTTCTATGATATTCTTGAACTCTTGTAAATTACCATTCGGATGGTAAACTACAAGATAATCACAAGGTGTATCCACTTTAGTCTCAGCTATTGGAAAACAACAACACAACGAACCATAATCTTTGACATCAAAATGAAATGTTGCTAAAGCCCTAATACACCTGCGGTAGCCATTATCAAGCGAGTATTTAGTTTCGTCGTCACCTTGAATATGGGCTATTGGTATATTAAGATTATAAGCGGCGATAGCCATAGTCAAAGATTCATATCTGTCACCAAAGACTATAATGCAGTCTGGCTTCATTTTAGTCAGAGCCGCTGGATATTGAATAAATCCCATTCCCATTGATTGCGTAACCGCTGTACCATCATCACCATCCATAAGGATGGGAACTTCAACTGGAAAGTAATCTGCGCTTATATTTTTTTTTGTCTCTCCGAATTCATAGGAAAGATGAGAACCGGATACTATAACTTGTACTTCAAAATCCATGAATGAGTGTTTCAAGTGATAAGCTAATGGTTCGAGTAATCCCCATTCAGCTCTATTTCCTGTAAATATTGCAATCTTCTTCACTTCTTCTCCAATATACTATTAAACCTGTCACTATGGTCAGGGCTTACAAAATTAGTCTGTGGTAGCCCACCACTAACTTTCATTTTTAGTTCTCCTAAACAGTAAGTCCTTCTCACATTCTTCACATTTGAGTTCACCATTACCCATCACAGCTTCCGCTTTCCTTATCTCTGCTATGTTCCAAACCAACCTTTCCGGGGTAAGTGACATACTATGGTCTTGACCTTCCATCCCCTTATCAAGAGTGAAGTGCTTCTCTATTATTTTAGCGCCAGCCGCTACCGCCATCATATCAAGGATGTAATTCTCTGAATGATTTGAGAAGCCAATCTTATTAAACGGATATAGTTTATTTAGCGTTTTTATAGCGCCAAGATTACATTCATCATCTGGTGGTGGATATGCTGATACGCAATGGAGTATTGACGCAAAAGGAATTATATCATGTGCCGCACGAATTTCATTTTTATCAGCCATACCAGTTGATATGATAACATTCGTAAATGAATCCGCAATAAACTTAAGGTAATCTTTATCAGTAATCTTTCCTGATGGTATCTTAACTGAATCAGATATTTTACATAATCCCAATAGCGAGTTAATGCCAAAAGCTGAACACAGAAAATCTATATTGGAATTATAACAGTAATCCCGCAGTGCCAGCACATCATGTAAGTCTAAACAATACCCTTTTATCTTATCCCAGACTTCCCTTACTTCATTTTCATGAAAGTATTGAAACTTAACGCAATCCGCGCCAGCTGATTTAGCCACATCTATCATCTGTTTGGCCGTATCAATATTTCCATTATGATTTATACCTGCTTCCGCTATAAAGTAAACCATTATAATTCCTTTCGCATTATTAATTCACCATCTTCTCTGCTTCCATCTATATGATAGCCTCTCTTGAGATATAATCTAACGGCCGCTCTGTTCTCCGGATTAACATGCAGCCTTATCGTATTGATTCCACGTTCGAGTACATTCTCTTCTAAATTCTGCATTATAAAACTTCCGAAGCCTTTACTTCTTTCATCAGGATGAACTATTAACCCTAACACCTTTTCATTCCATCCTTCATCCCAGCCGCGCACCATCCCAAAGCCTATCATTTTATCACTATCTTTATTCCAATAGTACACATAAATATTATATGAATATTTATTGTAAGTATCTAATATAACTTTGATTGGAAAGAATTTATCATTTTTAACATCAATAATAAAATCATCTATTAGTGATTTACATGGCATGATTGACATGGTATCAATTCTCCGTGACGATTATCAACTATCATTTTTCTATAATAGTCTGCTTCTTTACTATTCCATATATCACTGAGTGTACTTTTTTCAAGATGACCAACAGTTAATGTATTATTCCAATCGGCACAACACATTGTTACTGTTCCATTCCAATTGATACTCAATTTGTCAAACATTTCCGGGCAGTCAGGTGTTAAACCATTAGGAGCTGGATTAATTATATTAACGGTTCGTCCAACGTTGACTTCATCACTAATCTCAAGCATTTTAGATTTGAAGTGTTCTACTTCGTCCGGGGTCTCATTAGTTATGGTAGTACCGATAGAGATATGTGGGCGTCGTTTATGGAAACAATAATCATGTAATCTCTTAATTCCAAGGATGAGCTTTTCCCAATTAGCTCCACACCGAATCTTCTCATAACTATATTTATCTATTCCCTGAAAAGAGAACTTAATACTATCAAGACCATATTTAATTACTTTAACACAGAACTCATCGTCAATGAACATACCATTAGTATTGATATGGCAGAGCAATCCAGAACCTTTCACTGCTCCAATAAACTTTGTAAGTTCAGGATGAAGTAATGGTTCACCCCATCTCACGAATCTAATATGACAATTATATCTGGCACACTCTTTTAGTATTTTAATGAATGTTCCATGAGACATAAATCCAGCAGGTCTAATTGATACGTTACATCCTGTGGGACACATACGACATTTAAGATTACATTTGTTAGTAAGCTCAACATCAATATATCTTGGGAAGTTGACCAGACATGCGTATTTATCTTTGTTCGTACCTATATTACATATATCGTATATCTTATTCCATGAGTTTATATTCATTGAAATATCCCTCCGGAGGTGTACCTTCTAATTGTCTATTCTGATTATCCTCATCGCACTGCCATAATTTTTCAGTCACCTTCTCGTTACCAAATCTTTCGTATGGAATAAAGGTGCAGTCCGGAATAATTGCTTTAGCTACATTTTTTATGCTCATTTTATACATGAATGGGACAGTAATATTGTCCCATGAAAACAGGGCATTGATTGCGGATTTAGCTGCATCACCAAGAGATATAAAGTACCTCTCCATATCATCACTGATTAGAGGTACGTCTTTAATTCCCATATAATGCAATCTCCATAGTTTTTCAGTGAAGCTGCCGCGACTATTTATAAAGTTACCACTCCTGAATATAGAAAAATTAGTCCATCCGGCTGAATAAATATTGCCAGATTTAACTATCTGCTCTCCAACTAACTTTGTGGCACCATACAAATTAACTGGTTCCACAGCTTTATCAGAAGATACAAATAATACTCTCTTGACTGAATTATCTATTGCGACATTCATCACATTGGATGTGCCGTTGATATTAGTCTTAATAGCCTCTTGATAGTTATAGTCTATGATGTCCGCTTGCTTAAGTGCGGCGGCATGAATAACATAATCAACACCATGAAAAGCTCTTTTCAACCTCTCTTCATCCCTGATGTCTCCGATAAAGAATCGGAGTCTTGGGTTATTATATCTGAGGCGCATTACGTGTTGTTTGTATTCATCCCTTGAGAATATAATTATCTTTTCACAATCAGTTCCAAGTAAATTATCCACGAGAGCAGTACCTAAACTTCCAGTACCACCAGTTATACAGATTGTCTTGCCAGCAACAAACATTCAGCCTCCTTCCAGTCATCTTCCGTGTCTATATCTATAGTAGGTAATACTTTACCAAAACCATATATCCATCTCTCTTTATTTAACATATAATCCCATGGAGCTATATAAATACTACCGTTCCTTTTCATGTCAACATTAACCGTAAAGACAAACATACTGTATAATGAGGCTTTGTATGCTACCTTCTTAATATCCTTATGTTTTCTCGTTGGTGACGTAGGTTGTAATACCATCACAAAATCAGTGGGATGGGTTATATGTTTTAATTGTTCTCTGATAACTGATTCTGTTGTGGCGTCATCTGTACCTAATTCTGGTGGACGTTTATATGTCTTGGCACCATAATTGGCTGCAACATTAAGAATAAGTTCATCGTCACTGTTAACCCAGATAACACTGAATATTTTGGATTTTTGTGCTGCCTCAATAGTCCATGCAATCAGTGGCTTGCCACATATATCTCTTATATTTTTATTTGGGATACGTTTACTTCCACCGCGAGCAGGGATGATACAGGTAAAGGTTTTATTTAACATAAGCTTTACTCCCTATTTCAGTCTCGCCTGGACGTGGCGAGATAGTACAGACAACTTTATCATAAAATCCCATAGTCACGTCTCCTTTAAAGAATCTCTCAAACCAATCCAATTCGTTATTAGCGTTAAGTGATTTCTTCCAGCACTCACCATCATATAGAGTGTATTTATGTTTAGCCTTGTATAACCAAGTCTGGACGCCACCTAATTTTGAAATACCACCTAAACCTAAATCATCTAATGAATAAGTTTCTGAAGGAATACCATGTTCGTTTTCCCACAAAGCAGATACAAAGTCAACATTAGATGACTTCAAGAAATCAATCATCTCTTGAAGCATAAATGGCTTCCATTCATCATCATCGTCTATTCTTGCGATATAATCAAAGGTCTCATTAACTTGTGAAAGAGCTTTATTTAGTGCGTTACACGCCCCAGCCAGCCATTCAGCCTTCTTATCAGTCTTTGGGTACGTGTAAACTTTGTCAATATAAAAAATTGATACTCTATCATCAGTCAGGGTTATTCTTTCGCTGACTAATCCATCATGTACGATGAATAAGTGCCAATTTTTATGTGTTTGATTAAGTATGGATTTTAATGCTCGGTCGAAGAGTATCTGCCAACGATTCCGAGTCGGTAATAGTATTGCTACCTTGTCGTTCATTTTTCTGTTCCCTTAAAAAGCTCCTGACATTTTCTGAGCAATCTGGACACAAATCATATACTTCCTGTATTAATTGGCCAGTTAACGCCGCTACTTTAGCGTAAGCAAATCCACACCAAGGTTCTCTCGTAGTATCCTGTGGATTAGCCTCTTTACTACATATATCACATATCATCTTTCTTGCCATTCTACCTCCTCACATCTTCCGGGCTATGTTTCTTTTCCTCAAGTGGACGATATTTCCATGGTGTCCAATCTGGAAAATCCTTGAAACCGCCACGTTTAGTATATTCTGTTTCTGGTATAAACTTATGACCAGCGTAATATTTACGTAAACCATCCATATCGAAATCCTTAATCTTACCTTTGATTGCCCAAGGAGATTCCTCACATCTCAATATATTCCCTATTTCCGGCGAAACCCAATCGAAATCCTGTTTATCATTGGGCTTCGTTTCCATAGGTAAGCAAGCCGAGCATGCCCTGCATAATATATTCTGCTGATAAATCCAATCATCGGCAGGTTTCTTCCACCATCCTTTTTCGATTGGAAGTCCAAGTGGGAATCCAAAGGCTATTGCGCGAGCGGCAGCCACTTCACAGAAATATACACCCATGGGCGTAATAGCAGCAGACCATCTATTATTAACCCAGCAATTACTAATTATTCTACTCGCCAAATTCCTATCAGATAGTTCATCACCAGTTACTTTACCATTAAATACTTCCTCTATGGCTACCTGTAACGGTTGGTGCCAACATGGTTGCTTCTTTTCATGCTCATTATAAGCAACGAGTTCAGGGTAAAAGGTCTCATTAATTATGTCACGGTATTTATCATAATCATATCCCATCGTCCATAATTCTCTGCGGGCTTTAACTGGTATATACTTTTGATAAAGCTTACAAATCTCCTTAAATTGAGGATGATATGTAGGTTCACCACCGAATAAACCAACATGTCCGGGAAAATCCTGTAATGTCTCAAGTGACTGTTCTATAAGAGACAGTGGCATTGTAAATGGTCTATTCTGGTGAGGCACAAGTTGACTGCAATGCGAACACTTAAACGGACATTCATGAGTCACTATTATTTGAATACATTTATGGTATTGTGGTAATAACATTTCTGTCTCCTAATTTATATTAAATCTATTTGGGCTTACCAACTCATTAGGCGTACCTTTACGTCTCCATTTGCCAACCCATTCCTTAAGTGACCAAATGTGAGTTGCTCCCGCCATTGTCGCTCTTTCAAGTATTTTATTATCTGCAAATTTTGCTATAGTATTAGAAAATTCATCATATTTCATATCAAAATATTCAAGATATTCTTCCATGAATTTATTTGGAAATTCACCGTCATAGGCTTCTATCCATTCAAGACCTTCTTCCTGATTCGTCCAACCATCTCTAATTGCAATAGCTACATCAGAGGTACATCTTCCGAAACCGAATTTAACGAACATGAGATAAGCATGTAAGTCTTGTAATTTATCAGATAATTGAGCAGTGCCAGTAAATGTACCTATATTTCTGACCGGTTCAGTTCTCATGCCTTTACATACTGCAAAGTCAGCATGTTTGTACGGTTGCCAATTCTCAAATCTACTCCACTGTGTGAAATACAAATCCCTGAATTGTTCATGTGTAGGTAATGTCCAGTCAACTTTTCCGCCCTGCCAATAGTATTCACTTAAATACTTAATATCTACAGGTTTATTCCATCGGTTGCGCTCTCTTTGTGAGCCACCGTATTCCATTTCACCTTCTTCTCCATAAACAATCAATGGAATATGTAATTCTGTAGCCTGTTTGAGTATTGTGGCTTGAATGGCACATTCCCATGGATGTTTAGGACGGCCATCTTCTACAAAGTATTTTTTTGCCAAAGAACGGTATTTGTCTTCTTTGAGATTTATTTCTAACTTACGGAAATCCTTACATATATTTCGACGATTCCATTTGCCAATCTCTGTTTCGAGAGCGGGTATAACTGTCATTAGTAGTGGAGTCATCCCAAAGTCAAGCATTTTATATGCAACATAAATACTGTCTTTACCACCACTCCAAGGCACTATTACATCTGGAGTATTTCCATTACCTCTGTATTTATCACATAAAGAGCCAAAGAATTTCTGTCTCTTCTCCCAATCAATATTTTTTTTATCTTCTGCCCATTGGCAAGCATTACAAATTCCATGTTCATTAAATGTAATTCTTGGACGAGTAGAAGGCGTAAAGCAATTCTTGCAAAACTGTAGCATTTTCTGTTTCCTTACTGCATAGGGTTAATTGGTACCGCTCTACGTTTAGCAAGTCCAATTCCACACCACGGACACTTTATCATTTCTTTCCCCGGGAGTGAATAAGATTGTCTATTGCAGGCTTCACATACCCAACCTTCAATAAATTTGAATATATCCGGAGTTACATAATCTTTAGTCTGCTCAGGCCAAACATAAGGGACGTTAGTAGGTTTAAGAATAACCTGGTCGATTCTATCTGCTATTCTTTCACAGGCTTTTCCGTCAATCGTACCATAAAATTCTTCCTCAAGTTCTTTTATAGAATCAGGATTAGCATTACTCTTCCCTAATTCGAGCGCCTTAAGAGCTTCTACTAATTTATCTGCATCCTCATAATCTGGTACAACGTGTGGATATTTATATCCAGTAACCTGATTGATATTACCATGAAAACTCAAAGATGGTTTATCACATAAATGAGCTTCAATACCAAGAGTCGAACCAGCATGAATAATAACATCACTGTTCATAATCGGTATCTTCGATGGACATGGTAATACAACCTTCAGATTTCTATTAAGATGTCCGAGCGCTTGTTGGTATTCCGTGGGGGATTCGCCAACCTTAAGTCTTAAATAAAAATCCCAGGTAGGAAAGGCTGTTATTACTTTACGCATCATTTCAATCCAAGCCATTCTACCTTTGCGATGTCTATTGTAAGCGTCAGCATGAATAGGACTACCGGGGGGCGCTTCTGGTACATTATATTCTGGATTTCTATCTGCGTGACCCCATCCCGGGGCAAAACACAAACTCTTATTTTTAGTTTCCCTTACTATCGGGAATCCATCAAAATAACAATCAAATGGTATTCCACCACAAACAAACAATTTAGTCCTTGGCATGTGACCATGTTTAGATACTAAGTCTGCAAATTTCTCACTCCATACAATCTCTAAATCAGCATTGTATGGCCAAGCTCCAACGACTGTCTCCTTTTCGGGAGGTTCCATTTTATTCCAGGCACCCCAGGAAGAACCACCTTCTGTGCGCTTAATAATTGTATATACTCCCCATTTCATCAGATTTTCTGCCACATCAATTGTGTATTCACATCTGGCTTCCGGGAGTATACAAATATCTGGTTTCCAATATAATATATGAACTCTATTGTCTGGAATAAATGGCGCTACTCTAACTTCAAAGCCTTTATCCCTAAGTTTGGTTGCGAGATACTGGTCTATTTGCATGTCTCGCTGTGGAAGATTGTCAAATAATAAAATTTTTCCTTTACTCATTCTGTTTTTATTCTCCTATATATCAGTTTCCTATTATATGTATATTATACCATATTTCTGCACCAATGTCAAATAAAAAAAAATAAGGGGAGAAAATTTATTAGTCCCCCCTTATAATTAAAGCGCCAAGTCGCCACCGTGGTTTATGTCAATAATGCAGTACTTACCGAGTATGAATTAACATACCAGAAGGTACCATTATTCATCATGTCAAGCATAAATCCTGTGGCCGCGTCAACAGTGGCGAGGGCTGTATATTTGACTTCTAATGAAGTACCTACGGATTGCTGTGGCCAATATAATCCAGCCGCACTAATCGTAGCATTAACAGCAGTAGTTGAAGCCGCAGTCTTAATAATCAATCGCTGCCCGGGGAATTTATACGATACGGCACTAAGTCCTACGCTAAAGTAATCCGGGTCAGCAGTATTAAGATTGCAAGCTGTAAGCGTTACAACACCATGTTGAATGAGAGGTAAATCACTATTGACGCCCAATGCGCTAATAGTTACGGTCGTACCTACAGCCTGAACTCCGCCACATTGTGAACCTTCCACAAGCTGTGCCATAACGAGTCCATTTGCCGTACTCTCTTCGAGTATCTGGGCGGCGCCAGCGCCAAGAAGTCCGGTATATGTAAACTTACCGTTCAATGTGGTATATTCTGCGGCACTCGTCACACCAATCGTGAACGAAAGATATGCATTCTCATTCTGGGTGGATGTGCCAATACTAATTACGGCACTCGTCGCAACCTGACAAATTGAGCCGGGTTCGTGAATAAGAATCCAGTTGGGACCAACTACACCGTTACTCTGTCTATCTATGACACCAGCAAAGTTGATGTTATTATTTTGACTTGGTGCTTCAACTTGAACCCTACGGGCATCACACCAATCAGTTATGGCTGTAAGAACAGACATAGCATAACCTTCTGCTGTTTGAGCGACGGCATCGTGATTATAACAAACGGCACGACCGGTATAAGCGGTATTGCCGCCTGCAAGGAATACTCTTTTTGTTTTGGTTAGTACTCCACCACCACTTACATTTGTACTCATAGTTACCCCCTATTAATAGACCGTTACGTTTTCCCGTTCTATTAAAAAAAGTTTACTTGGTAATATCCATTACGGTAAACAGGTTGAAATTAATATTTTCCTTCCCAATTACTAATCAAGAAGCCGCCGTGTCGTCTATTGTCACATACATAAGCATACGAGACATCCAGATAGACCGTAAACACGTTATGTTGACCTACTTTAGTCATAGGTTTATTCCATCTAAAGTTTTCGTTAGCAAGAATTACTGGATGGAAGTGGTTGTGATTAACACCAAATATGGGATTCTTGCCATAAACATAAGTAAGTTCATCATCAAGCGTATCTACATACATAAACGGAATACCTTTAAAGATAGTAGAGCCAGCATATTTACCAAAATCATATCCAATATTATCGTCTGATTTTGTAGCAAGCTCTTCTATTTCATCCAGTACTACACTGTTTGTATAGAGTCGGAAATTACTAAAATCACTCTTTGGGTCAATTGCTTGACCCGCTACTCTTGGAGTCTGGAATTTAGTCTTTCTAAACGCTCTTCGTAAGATTTTCATCAATGGGTCGCCAAGATTATCACCGTGATTAGCATACCAGTTTGCCCACTTATCATTTACGGTAGAGGAGCATGCCAATCCACCAATTGTGCTAAATCCGGATTCCTCATCATCTGGCGTTGTATAGTCAGGAAGATAGCCTTCAAAGGCTCCAGTTACAGCACTTGTATCAGCCTGACAAATCCAGCCGGGAATTCCGATTGGAGCGCGCGTATCTGTTGAAGACGATGGTGTTTTCCATGCAGCCTCTTCCAAGTCGTCCGCAGTTTCTCTTGCGCAGTTCATTCTTCTATTCTTAAAGAGATTAAAGATTCTCGTTTTATTGCCGAGATTCATTGCAAGCTCTTTCATTGAATATGAAAAATTATTCTTATAATGCACCCAGTTGGCTTCAGCTTCAACGCAAACGTTAGCCACGTTCGGTGTATCGGGCTCGTAATCATTAACGTGCGCACCGTTACCAGTATCTTTAAGCGTTAAATCCCATGTGACCTTCTTGCCACCATCCAAACTTTTCTTATCACCGCTAAACCAACGATTAACAACTTCGTATGTCTGGTGATTAAGAGCTATTTCTACCGCATCCTGCTTGAAAGCTTTCAGAGTTGCATATCCCAAGTCAATCGCCTGTTCAATGGTAATTCCACTTTCAGTCATTATATAACCCCCTTAATGTAGCTTTAACCTAACTCAAGCCCCATACTTCTCGCAGCCTGCTCCATCGCAGCGATTACCCTTGAATCTTCGTCTTTGAATTTTTGTACTCTCTTCTGGCCACCCGGTCGAGGAGAAAACTTTTTCTTTTGACTGTCAAGTTGTCTGCGAAGTTTACTTTCTGCAATTTTTTCTGGATTGCTATATATGCCATGATAAGCTTTTAGAGCCTTATCTAAATTATCTTCAGTCGATTCACCATTAACATTAGCAAGCATTGCGGCTATACCATAAACTTCTTTTCTCGCATGAGCCTGCGATGGTGTGAGAGCGCGCGAATCCCCAAGATTGGTCTCATTCGTTTTATCAAAGAAATTATCAATTCTCCTTGAGAACGCGTCCTGCTCTTTGGCTTCTCTTTGAGCCGATGAATCACTTATGTTAAATAACTTAGAATTAGCTTCATTAAGTTTATCAATGACAGCGTTTTGGTTTTCTACTAATTTTTTGAAAACACGCCTCGTGGACTCATCCATGTCCATTGTATCATCTTCCATGTTAACATGAGCTATTGTCTCTGGCTTTAGTAGTCCTTTAGTTACTATTTCATCTTCCTTATGCCCTCTTGGCGAAGGATTTAATAGTAATTGTTCTCTTGTGTTTGCTAAAGCGTCAAGTACTTCCGGCTCTTGCTCAAATAATTTAATGATTTTTTCATCACTAAATCCAGCAGACCTGCCTGCCATTACCCAATTATCGGGTATCTCAACTTCCTCTTCGGTCTCTTCGGCCTCAGCCTCAACCATATCTTCGGAAGGTTCAATATCTTCTCCTGTTTCTTCATCAACTTCTTCAATATCCTCTGTATCTGTAACTTTCTGCTCATCGTCATCGTCAACAGTATCCTGGAGATAAGGGTTGTCACTCTCTGTGTATGCTTCGTCAACTTTATGTTTCGAAGTTTTATTTTCTCCTGCACCCTCTACTCCAAGTATTTTATTATATTCTGATTCCAAATTTTCTGGCAATTTTTCATCTTCAAACATTTTAGTCTCCAATTAGAATTCATTAAAACCACGGCGTTTCATTTCAAATTTTTTATGAGAACGATTTTTAATTAACAAGTCACCCGTCTCTGGATGATATTCACTTTCCGGGTAAAGTTTTTGAAATAAAGGAATCTCCTCTGGTGAACAACCCATAGAGGCACTCCATCTTGGATTGTTTTCTGCGACATTATTTACTCCCTTGAAATCAAAAATTATTTTATATCTCTTGCAACCGCATTTAGGGCAAGCTTTAGGAGATTTTCCATAATCACAAAACTCTTGATGCCTACAAGCTCTTTCCTGACACGAAAATAGATTCATTACGACACCGCCGCAAACATAATTTCCGCTACCGCTGTAGAAGTTTGTGCTTCCGCAAACGGAACACAACTGACGGTAGTCTGGAATGTAAACATATTAAACTGACCCTGTGGTATAAAACAGCACTGTGTAATCATTGGAGTGGAAGCTACTGGATTTATATACAACCCACTACTTATCGCCCTGACATACAATGTAATCAGTTCACCACTTGTTACTCCGATTATATCTACTGGGGCGGTAGTAGTAAATGTTTGAGTGTATGTTCCACCATACTTTGTTGGAGTATCTGAAATAGTGGCAAGGCAACTAACTTGTTTATCGCTCCCACTGCCTATTATTTCACCATAAATTCTAAATTTACTTGTTACGGACATTACTTTACCTCAATAACTTCAATACTCTGTATTACACCAAAAGGTATAACCATTGTGTCATTTTCACCATCCTCAGTAAATGAGTGAGCAATTATTATATTCTTACCCTTATTTGCTATGTGATAGCCAAGGGTCTTGACAAGGCAAGTTTCAGCTTCAATAGAATTCTCGTGAGTTCTCCATGCTGTATCATCAATTATATCTTCCCATGTTATTTGAAGCATTGTGTATTTTTGGAATTTTTTAGCTCGCACTTTTTTTAGCCCTCAACTTCTTCTTCTTACCTACTGGTTTACTTTTATATTTATCCGACCACTTCTGGGCTATCTCCGGATGGTTCTCCCACAGGAACCTCCTCTGTTTTTCCGACACAAATGGCATCTTTTTTCTCTTTCAGAAAATCGTAAGCTTTCTTGTAAGCTTCCCTATCTTCAGTTGAAACATTGTAATCTTTATAAAGTATTCTCATGCATATTTTTTTGTCTGGATACTTATCCATGTATTGTATAAACGTATTACAGTTTGGTTTCATTTAATGTTTCCTTTAAGTTTAATGAATCGATTGGTATTACAATAGAGTGACTATCATAATTTCTGATAGAGCCAACCAGGATACCAACGAGTTCTCCAGCATCATTAATTACTGCGCCACCACTATTTCCAGGCCATGACGGAGCGTCAACTGTTATTAAGTCTATATCACCAAAGAATCCACCATATCTTTCTCCTTTACCTGATACAGTTCCTTTCGTAACTATATCCGTACTTACGCCAAAGGGATAACCAATGATATAAACAGTTTCGCCTATCTTAAGATTAGATGATTTACCAATCCTGATAGGCGTATTTGTTAGTTTGGATTTACTGTGAATTATGGCCGCGTCAAATGGGTAAACATAGAATCCATCTGCTACCGCATAATAATCACTCTCGTCATCGGGTCTTATATTAATTCCAAGACAACCATTAACTATATGGCCAGCCGTGAGTAATGTATCTTCATCAATCAAGATAGCACTACCACTCCATCCGGCGGCGGCCTCAACAAACACGATGGAACTCAGGGGGAAGTCAGTTCGCTCTGGCGTAACATCATTTACAATTACATCTATATCAGTTTTAACACCATATACCAATACATATAATATCAAACCAATAATCAATAACGATTCGACAACATTTAAGAGTTTTTTCATTTCCATCACCTTTCAATTAGTTACCATTTCTCGCTCCTTCTTGAGAGCGATTCGACAATCTTGAAGCTTCCGATGAACCGAACTGGTCTCTTCCTTGCCCGGATTTAGGTTTGGAATTAGGCCTTTCTTTTTCACCTGTAACTTCGCCCTGAATTGGCTGATAGGGCCCAACGTCCTGTTGTTGGGGCACTAACGTTTTCCACCATTCACCTATATTTGTAATGCCGAGGTAAGGAGCGGCCTCTTTTAATAACTCCGTAACATTGAGCGATGCTCCTTGTGTTTGTGCCACAGGCAGTAGAGGTATTACTATTTGAGAAATAAGTTGTAGTAATCTCTGATACTTCATCTCTGGATTCATTCTTGCCATACTATAAGGTTCAATATTGAATGAGTAATCGAAGAAATCACCCTCTTTCGCGTCTTCACTATATTCAACCTTTAAGTCCATACCAGCCACTCTCTTAATAACTGGTATAATTTTGAGCGGGTCAGACCATAAACACCACCCAAGTTTACGAGCGATTGATGACGTGAATTTATACATCTGATTAGACATATCATCAATCTCTCTTAATGCATTACTCTGCATCATTTGTTCTTGTCCAAGAGTAGGTGCGCCTAACGCTCTTCCACCAGTTACATCAAGGTTGGGACCAGTTTGTGAATACTGGTTTAACATGAATTGAAGGAACGGGAATGATTGCGCATTGAAGCCACCGAAAGTAACTTCATTTACTGCACCCGGGTCAGATACGCCAACAAGGTCTCCGTGACCAGCTCTCTTGATTTGTTCGGCGTCATCCGCTGATTCAAGCGTAAACAGTCCGATAGTCTTTTCACGTTCTACCATGTCTCTCATTTTAATAGCCATAGTATTGACCGATTTATTAAGGTCAAGCCATGTATATATTGGGGGAATTGGTATAACTGTATTAGGGAATACCCTATAACAAAGTACATCAAACGGACCCGTCTCATCGCCTTCCCAATCGACAGTTCTTAATATCTTATCCCCCATACCTTCTGGTGGTATAGTGATAATTGTGCCCTCATCTGGAATCCACAAATCTATAAGTTCTACCGTGGGTCTTAATTCGTGATATTCGTTGTTCTCGAAATCTGGCGAGGATATTTTCTTTACATCTGTCTCTCGGCCATATAAGTCAATATCAGGCTTTAATGAATCGTAATTCTTAAACAGGCCAGAGTCTTTGACATACCATTCTGGTACTCTATACTTATGGCCTTCAAATTTCATTTCATACCTGCTACGCGCAGCACAGTCAATTATATAATCATTAAAGTCTATCCTGTCACAATAAGGTTGACCTACTGCCGCAAGCTGGCCACCAATCTCTACATCATGGGAATGCATTATCCCTGTCTTGGTTATTCCTATACAGAATAAAGAATCAAGGCATGTTAATCTTAAGGTGTCCGATAATCTAATCTCTGAAAATAAATGGTCAAGTGCCAACTCTAAGGTATTAGAAAAGGGCTTAACGTACGGATTGTTAATATTATTTTTTGGAGATATTTTGACCTTAGGATTTTGCGATACGAGAAATGGGAGTATGATTTGGATTCCCCTGTCAACTAAGTTTAGGGGTAACGGGGAGCGGCTTTTACCTTCGCTATAATAGCCGTTAGCATACAGTGCCATCATCTTAAATCTCATTTGCCTCACAGGGTCTAACATCCTGTAAGACATCCTAACAGCTTCCTGTAAGCGTTTGGGATATGGCGCCATTTTTCTATTTTTATTATTCGTTACCAAGGTTCATTCCTCTTTTTTTCTTTTTGCTCTTTATCATATAAATATCTTCTGTACGCCATACTACCTTCTGTCTCTTTAGACATCTCTTTGGCTGCCGCCTTATGAAAGACAGTCATGGCTTTAACTGCCATACCATCTGCTATAACTCTATCGCCATGTGCTAACCTTGCTCCACTTGATTCATCTTCACTTAATGATAATCCTATATCCCTATTCTCATAGAATATATAGTCGTCATATTCATTTACTGATTCTTCATCGTATATTCTTAATGATTTATATTGAGGATTATCTCTTACTCCTTCGGTTATTGCTGCCCTCAAGTCCATTAGTAAATCAAATTTTGGAATCCTTCCAGAACACCATCCATAGATATTACGTCGCTTATTACTTCGCTTGCGCTCGTCAATATCAACAAAAACAAAAGTGTATCCAAGTTCTCTGCGCCGCTTATTGAACGTCTGCCCAACACCGTTTGATTCCCACGTAAGGAATGGCCGCTTTGAAGCTCCACCAATCCAGTGGCATAACGCTACAACATACGTCGCGAAATCTTCTGGTGATAAGTCAGGCGATACAAAGCTCCCGATTTTCTCGTTTGTGTTGACGTCCACGATAGTGGCAACTGAATTTGAGGCTCCCGTTCCCAAGGAAATATCACATGAGACAATGTAATTATGAGCCTGATTAAGGCGACCATTTTTTAATTCCTGCCACAGTTTGAGGCGGCTGGAACCCCAATCCTTCTTAAATTCTATATTACTGAACTTGTTTTTATTAGCAAGCCTGTAATAGATTTCTCCAGAAACTGTCGCCTTTCGACAGTATTCAACTCTTATACGCTGTAATACCATTGGGTCAAATACCATCTCAGTAGAACCCATTGGATTCATATCGAGGTTTGTGGCTATATCCCAGGGGTCTCTACGTAAACATTCCTTGTCATACCATTCACTTCTCCATTTTTCCGTTCCGTCTGCTATAAGAGAAATATTTGGTGATTCACCTTTTGCCATACATTCAACTTCAAGGTCAGAATGTTTGAACGCCACACCCTTCTTTATGTTATCAAATAGCCCGGGATAATTCTTCCTGTAGTAATCAATGTCCTGTATCTTTATATAATTAAGCGATGGACTCTTATATAATCCTTCTGTCTTGGCTGGATTTTTGTACCAAGGCAAACAAAAGACCCGTATCTTTCCAGAAAACCTTAACTTAGCAAATGGATGGGAGCGACCATAGAAATGGGTAGAGTTATATATTACACAATCGGAGACGTCTGCGACGCTATCTCTAATGCTTTGAGCAATTCTGGGTTCAACTCGGCCAAACTCGTCAAGTAATATAGCTGTTCTTCTATCTCCTGCTCCGAAGTTCTCATTAGTTGCTTCACCATCAATCACCGTCCCATTGTCAAGGTTTTCTATGTGCATGTGCGTTTTAATCATGTTAGGTTGCATCCATGCAGGAACATGACAAATACCATAAAGAATTTTATGGAATATGCTTCGCGCAGAACCAGTAACCCTACGGTTAATTAAATCTATATAAGTCGATGAATCCACGTAATCTTCTTTACGTGAACCCACCAGATATGAGCCACCAGGGTATAAAAGAAATTCCAAGGCAAAATACTTGGAAATCAATTCGGTAGCGCCTTCATCCCGGCTCTTCTCCCATAATTCATCATGTTGATTAGCTATGGCGTCCTTGAGCCTATCCACTGCTATTTCCTGTAGAGGACGCAGTATAAAAGGCAAATGCCTCATGCCCGACTGATTTCTTGGGTTAAATGTCCATAGTGCAAGATTATACCCAATTTGCGGCTTTACTGCAATCATTTCAAGGATTGTCTTTTGTAAGCCCTTGTCATTAGCAGACAGTTCAGCAAACTTCTTGCGAAACTCGATGTTCTCCTGTACTCCTTTTGGTATAATACTATAGAATTGTTCTGGTGTATTAACTTTCATTTTCGATTACAGTACTTCCAATTTGCTTACGCGGCTTATCTTCAAGTAACTTACCAGCCAATTTATCAATAGCATCACTTGCTAATTTACCGTCAATCTTGATAGAAATATTTTTGGCCTCTGTTTCAACCACCTGCTTCGGAGATACCCAATCGTTCGTTCCATCTCGCCTTGCCATATTTAACAGTAGGAATGTCAGAAGGTTATGATTACCAGTTTGGTGTTGAATAAATGTAGTCTTTTCGATTACCGGTTCCCCATACTTATCTACTTTTTCCGTAGTCTTGGAGGATTCGTAATCGTATCCCATCGCCTGTTTAATACCAGAAGCAACTAACTGTTTTTTAATTATCAAAGAACCTTCGTTACAAGCTCGCTTAAACTCCGGGTGGGATTTCTTCCACTGGATAACTGTCATTATATTCACACCAAACGTGTAAGCCAGGTCCTTCATGGTGAATCCAGCTGCCACAAGCTTCATAGCTATATCTGCGTATTCTGGTTTGTAATAAGAACTACCATCTCCATGTGGACAAATTAGCCCGGAAACTATTTTAGTTTTATCCTTTTCTTTTGCCAAGACTTGCTATCTCACAAATTTTATGCGTCATTCTGTTCTCATTTGTCCGTGGTTTAATAGCTAACCTGTTTAGCCGTTGAATGGCGTAAGCTTCCCTGTATGCCTGCTCATCAATTATATCCCAGGATTTCATAGCACACCCCACTATAAAAAATTCATTTCTATTAATTCAAAAAAAGGGAGACTGTTTCGCTAAGCAGGTACAGCCTCCAAAACCTTTCTCGGATGTTTTTGGCACGTCCGATAAGCCTATCTCGGATGTTTTTGGCACGTCCGGAAAACCTTTTTCTCGTCGGCAACTTTTTTATATGGCTCTCACGAGATATTTATATTTCAAATTATATAAGTTTATAATCCAATGTTCTTTATTGTTATTAACATTATGTTCTATTAGTTTATTATTAATAACATATTCAGGGTGAAAGTGTTAGTTTTAATTTATATCTTACTGTTGGATATATTTGTTATTAACTTGTTTGTTTATTATAATTGTTATTATTATTAACACTTACTTGATTTTATATTTTAGGTGTTATGTAATAATTAACACATTTAGTATTATCAATTAGTTTTAATATGTTACAAGAATTTTTTGAAAACACCCCAAAAACCGCATTCTTGGTATCAAAAACTGGGTTTTTTTAAATAGCTCAAACATCCACATTTGGGTACTGCAAACGAATAAACTGGAGTACAGTTATCCAATTTCATGGTATAATTTTATACATGGCATGTCGAATTCTTCACCATAACTATCCCCAATCTGCATTGACATGGGGTTACTTAACTTGGTATTATCAACAGCCATAGCACGTCTCATTGATTTAACTCTTCTCCAAGCTTCTGGATTACGCCTGGAGAATCTTTTAAAGTGCTCCTTGACTTCGTGTTCAAGGATATTAAACCTCTTGGCTATGTCAGAGATACTCAAACCTTCACCAATCGGACCCGGAGCATAAAGCAAAAGCAATTGTGTTTCTCGCTCGGTTATGTCAGCATAAGAATTCCTTTTCATTACTTCACACAGTTCCTCTTTTTTATTATCGGGCTTAGCTGTCATTATTACTGCGTAACGTTTTGGGTTTCTTTTTCTAATATTATGCATAATTTTCTTGATAGAACCGTAAGATTTCTTTAATAATTTCGCTATCTTCTGGTAGGAAAAGGATTTACCGTATGGTTCCGGTGCTGCCATTAAGAGGGTTTCCAGTTCGAGTGGGGTAATTTTACCAATAATATCAGAATTGATAAATCGTGGTGGTTTATTACCACGTATCTTCTCGCGCCAATGTTTCATGTAAATAATGTTCTCATTTCTATCTTTTCTCATATAACTATTATACCATATTTTTACTAAAAAAACCATTAAAATCCCATTAAAAGCTATAAAAACCTATAAAAAGTTATATAAAAATTAGATTGCCGAGACCATTTCCCCCTGAAAAAGTTACATAAAATTTCTTGCGGGGTTAACTTCCCTACGCACTACTCATTGTCCTACACCCCACCTACCGGTTATGCTGATTATGCCGATTGCCCCCATTATGCCTATCATATCATGTATATCACTCATGCTATCATTACTACTCATGCCGCATGTATGGCTTGTAGCTGCTGTAGCGGCGTATCGATTATCCCTAATTGCGCACGTATAGATATTATAGGGGCTGGAGGGGTTACATCACCCGCAACGATTGTAAAGACAGAGTATTCATCGCATATAATGAACGCGCGCGCGCTTCCTAACTTATCCGCTATTAAAATATTTTTTTATTTTTATTTGCATTTAATTTTTCTACGGTTATACTTTACATAGCGTAATTGATAAGTTAATAAGGCTTTATTAATGAATTAAAAAAAAATATTATTTTTTATTTGCATTTAATTTTTCTACTGTTATACTTTACGTAGCGTGATTGATAAGTTGATAAAGTTTAAGTAAGGGGGTTATATAATGGAGTCTAAAAGGGTAATAATAAATTGTGTTAGTTGTGGACAGGAGTTGGGGGTCATAAGTTATTTAAAGGACGGCAAGTGGCAGCCCAACCGCACCGACTGTCCAGCTTGTGCATTTAAGCGGTTAGCAACCGCACGAGTGAATAAAGTCCTGAAGGCTTTGGAATTGCTGGAGAACTTGGGAAGTGGGCAATATATTAAATCGGACGCCGACGTAGCTAAGATTAAACGAGCAATTACAGACAAGGCCGACTCCGCATTAGCAGCTCTTGAGAGTAATAAGGCAAAGGTTAAACAGGGTTTTACTTTATAATGATTAGGGGGTGTAATAATGTCTAATAACTTTAAAGATGAGCTTGACAGGCAGGCCGAATGTGAAGGCCGGGCAATACATACAATGAACTTAAACCGTGTTCACAATTGCAACAGACGGTCTAAGTGTATGTTGCCGCAATTCGCGCCCCAGATTATATCAACCAGGCGCTGGGACGCCATACTTCATCGTGTCATCAGTGATGAGTTGAACAATAAATTTAGATTATAATTTACCTTTTAAAGGGGGTGTAAAATGAGAAATTTATTAAATAGAATTGACTCGGAACTTTACCCAATAGTCATTATATCAATTATGGCGTACATAGCCTTACTATAAGGGGGGTCAATATGGAATCAATGAATGCGACAATCAGATGTACAGACTGCGGTCAAGGGATAGACGTCGTTAGTTATCTCAACAATAGCAATTGGCAGCCCAACCGCATTAAATGCCATGCCTGCACATTTAAAGAGTTTATAATGCAAAAAGTGGGTAAGATAATTAAAGATTTAGAGGTGTTGGAAGTTGCCGAGATAACCTTTCAGGTTAACTGTTTAACCCGTCAAATACAACTAACCTTTAAAGTTAATAAATAATTATAAAATAAAATCTTTATAAGGGGGGTCAATATGGAATACGAAAAGAAAATTACAAAAGACGGCCTATATTATATTGTAGGCGAATACGGCCAAACGGACTGTTACATTAAACAGGAAGACGCTATAATTGCCTATATATTATTATCAAAAGAATATAATGAAGATAATGAATATGATGATGATTATTATTGCGGATATGAACGTGATATTGATGAGGTGCACAATGATGACATTATATAATGCGATAAAATTCGCAGAAAAAAACAATTCCAAAATAGCCGGATACAGGGACGGAGCACTAATAACAGAAGAGGTAAATATTGATAATACGCCTCAATCTGTATTAGAATTAAAGGTATATTATGGAAGAGAGGAGAATGGGAAAGTAAATTATAGTTATGGTACTATTAATAATTGCGGCACAAACTGGGAATTTGTACTGCATAATAACAATGAATAAAACAGGGGTATAATATGGAAAAAAAGAAGCGTATCATCTATAACACTAAAGACAACAAAGATAATAAATTGGGGGTGTAATATGAAGGTGTGCGGTATCTGTGGTGTTGAAGCCTCTGATTTAGAGGAAATAACAGTAGATAACGAAAATAAATATGTTTGTAATGATTGCATAAACAAGATAAATGTATGTGATTATTGCGGCGATTATGCTACTGAAGTAACTAATGTGATAATAAGAGGGCATGATAGGTTCGTATGCAATAACTGCAAGGAACATTTAAATATTATTGAATGCCCTGATTGCGGTTATCTGTTCCCGAGAGATGAAACAACTTTAACTAACTGCGAAAGAGTATGTGAAAGTTGCCTTGAAAATTACGGCTTTTGCAGTAACTGCAACGAATATTGGCTTTTTTCGGACATGTTTAATGATAATTGCTGTAATGAATGTATTATTGATTGTGGCCATGACGATGATACGTATCCGGGACAATGGATAGAATTAAGAGAAGAAGAAGAAGCCGATAATACGCCTATATTCGGCGTGGAACTGGAGGTCGGCTTTGATGGAGGTTTCTGTGAAAACGACATGATGTTATATGACTGGGTATCCTATACAAGGGATTCTTCAATAGGATATATAAATAACATGGAGTTCCTCATTCACCCTATGTCATGGAAATGGATTAACAATAATAGGGATAGATTAATCCGATTATTGGATAAGATAATATGTTGTGGAGGTGAAGTAGATGATTCGTGCGGTATCCATATTCATATCAATCGCTCGGCCTTCCTGGACTTTGGGCACCTGTACAGATTCTTTCACTTAATTCATGGTAATGAAGAATACTTTTTCGAACATTCGGGTCGCGAAGATAGGGATACAATGGAGAAATGGGCTGAATTTAGGCCTTCCCATACTATTATTTGTCGTAATGAACCTGAATTAAGGAATATATCCAAATACAGCGCGGTGAATTATAAACATAAAGCAACCGTAGAGATAAGGATATTCGGTGCTACACTAAAGTTTGACAGGTATATAGAATACATCAGTTTAATGAATGATGTATTTAATTATACCGAAAGTGTTGATACAGAGGATTGCTGTATAAATGGATTGATTGAGTATCGTGCTAAAAAAGTACCCCTAAAGCAATTAAGTCTTACATAGGAGTATAATATGCGTAACTGCACTATATGTGGCGAAAGCCACCATATAATAGATTTAATTATAAACGGCGATGAAGAGATATGTAATGAATGCGTAGCCCGGGGGGTATTAATAAGGGATTATTCTTATGAACCCGATAACATGCGCTTTTATGGCGGGAATAAAAACAGTAATGCACTATTCATGGGGATAGAATTGGAAGTGGATATGTGTTTAGCAGAAGGGAAGCTCAGGAATACCGCCTGCGTAGACAGTAATTATTGGTACATGAAGCATGACTCAAGCTTAGGAAGGTGCGGCGTAGAGTTAGTGTCTCATCCAATGACCTTTGAATTTCTTAAGAGGAATCCAGAAATAATAACTAATATTGTTTATTTAGGATATTCAGGGGTTGAAAGTTCTTCCGAATATAATTGTGGATTACATATCCACTTGAGCAAGGCGGCTTTTGGAAATTATCATTTATGGAAGTTCTTAAAATTCATATACAAGCTTGATAATAGGAAATTCATATACTTTATAAGTGAAAGGTCTTATGAGTGTATGAACCTATGGGCAAAGATAGGTGGCAATGCCCGTCTATATGGACGAGCAAGAAGTAAAACACAATTGAATTTAGACCGACATCATGCAGTTAATCTAAGGCGTAAAGCAACTGTGGAATTAAGAATATTTTCCGGGACATTAGACTCTGTAAAATTGTGGAGTAGAATAGAATTTACTCACGCTCTTTATGAGTTTACAAAGATTGTTCAACCCTGTGATTTGAATGAAAATAGTTTCAGGAAATATTTAAAAAATAAAGCATGTTACAAAAACTTAGCTCAATGTTGTTTATTTAGGGGGGTAAAATGTGCGTAATAATTGTTAAGAAAAACAATTTCAATTTAACACGTAAAGAATTAAAGCGTAACTGGGACGGTAATCCGGATGGTGGTGGCTTTATGTTCGCCTCTCAAGGGGTGTTACATGTTATAAAAGGCTTGTTTAGTTTCAGGCATTTTTATAAGATATTCAGAAAATATGAAAACTGTTATCCTAAAGCCGACTTTGTTATTCACATGAGAGTAGCTACGAGTGGTAAGCGTAACCATGAGAATTGCCACCCGTTCTATATCAATGATAATTTAGCATTCTCTCATAACGGTATCTTTAGCGGGCTTGGGGATAAAGACCATTCTGATACATATCAGTTAAACGAAGAAATCTTTAAAAAGTTACCTGATGATTTCATGGTAATTAAAGAGATTGTGGATGCAGTTATAGACTATGTAGAGGGTTCGGGAAGTAAAATAGTATTAATGGATAATAAAGGTGCTATTACTATAGTTAATGAGGCTGCGGGGAAATGGGATGAAGGGATATGGTATTCAAGCGGGCATTATACTCCGATATATACATCCAGGACTACTGCAAAAAATGCGTCATTATCGCTTAACGGATGCAATGAATACGATAATAATAGTGATATAATTAGTGGTGCCACAATAGATGGAGAGAGGTATTGTCATTTCTGTAATACATGGTTAGATAGTCGGTATGATATTAACTATTCTTACGGTGCAGTATATTGTGGTATATGCGGTGAGTGGTTGGCTTCAGAAGACGAATCAGTCCTGGATTATTTAAGGGGTTAAATTAAAATGAAAATAACTAATGAAATTAACTATCCAGCTTCAGTGTTGCGTGCAGCAAAGGGTTCAGTATATAAACCGCAAAAAGATAGAATCAGGGTAACGGAATTGATTTCACCGCCATTACACAGAACACTAATAATGAAGCATTGGGATAATATAAAGGTTGATGTCGACGATATGCTAATAAGCATGTTTGGTACAGCATTTCATAGATTTCTTGCGGGATATGAAGATAAAGATAATGTTATCTTTAATCAAAGATTTGACGCAAGGATAACTGGTACTAATTATATATTGACTGGTGAACCAGATAAGTTTAATGCGGCAACAGGTTTACTCGAAGATTACAAGACTACTTCTGCGTGGTCGTTTGTATATGGTGGTAAAGAATGGGAACAGCAATTAAACCTGTATGCCTATCTATTAAGAAAGCATGGGTACAATGTAACATCCCTGAAAATTAACGCATTCCTTCGAGATTGGACGTACTATCAGTCCATCCAGAAGGGTGCACGGGAATATCCTAAAAAGAGATTTCATGTATGCAGGATAAAGTTATGGAATCAGGATGATACAGAGAAATATATTACGGAGAAAATAAATGACTTTATCTACAATCCAGAGCGTGAGTGTACACCTAAAGAGAAGTGGGAAAAGCCTACTACATTTGCAGTAATGAAAGATGGGCGCAAATCAGCCATGAGGGTATTACCTACACAACATGAGGCTGAAGAATGGGTATCAACTAATGTCAAGTCTCGTGATTTGAGTAAAGTTGATATAGTTTGCCGTCAAGGTGAACTGGTAAAATGTTTGAGATTCTGTGATGTAAATAAATTCTGTCCTTATTTTAAAGGGGGTGTAAATGGAAATGAATAAGCATGATATTCTAAGGATAGCTGTTGATGGGACTGCTGTTGGAAAGTGTTATAATTGTGATAGTGAAGTGACAGTACCTGGGTATGAGCAAGAGAGAAAGACTATTATTGACTTGTGTTATCTCGATAGTGATGCCATACGATTAGGCTGGCCACATATATTATGTTCTGATTGCTATACTAATACAAGATTGCTTAACCAGGCGGATTTGTGGAAAATGTATATCTGTGCCGCAGAAAATAAGAATACTGCTGCCGCAAAAGATAAGTATAAATATACTAATTACGATTATGGTCATCGCAATGGTTATGACTGGTATGGGCGGAGCGTAGGCTTTAGCTCTTATTGTGGTGCTGAGCGTTCGGGGCTGGCCAAATTAAGAAGGTTGGTCAAGAAATATAATAGTAAAGTTATAAAACATAAGGAGAATAAATAATGAGTAATTATTCAGATGCGGATAGAAAGGCGTTTGAGGCAAAAGATAGACTTAATGCTTATCAAAGTGCATTGAAGGCCGCAACTACTAATAATGAAGGTCTTGGAAAAAATCCAGAGGATATTTTAACTGAGGCCAAATTGTATTACAATGAATTAATAGGTATCAAGGATGGTACTGATAAATGTAAATGTACTGGGCAGTGTAGTAACGAGGTTGCGGTGGCCAGGCTTGAGGAGCCAAAAGTAAAGGATTACCCCGTACCTGAACCCAACGAATTAGATGTGCTAATATTAGTAGCTAAAGATTTAACGGGTAAGTGTCCAGATGGCATGGTTGTCGATTTCGATAATGTATGCCAGGAAGTAAATAATGTATTTGGCAAGTATCCTCATAAGAAGGAATCTGTGGCCAAAATTGTAAAGAATATAAATATCAATAATGTTTTAATTAAGGAGAACAAATATGTCGGCACCGATTAAAAGTTTCAAGAATAGTGGTCTTAGTGTTGCTGTATGGGAAGGTGACTATAAGGGGACACCCACTTATAGTGTAACAATACAGCGTGGTTACAAAGCGGATGATGGATACAAGAACACTGAATTCCTGCGTCCACAAGACCTGCTGCTTGCCTCAAGGTTATTAGAACAGGCATTTGATTATATCAGTACCTTGCGTAACGGAAGCAGGAAAACTAATAATAATAGTGTCGGTGAGGATTTCTAATGCTGAACGATTGTGTGAAAGTTTCTGACGCTATACTCTCGATACATAATACCATATATGACAATCCTATGGGATTACCTACGGGAATTCTTTCTCTCGATAGGGAACTTAGGGGATTACAGCCCGGTCTAACCATTGTAGCTGGCCGCCCCTCCATGGGGAAAAGTTCGTTGATGGTTGATGTGGCATTGTCTGTTGGAGCCAAGGGAACTGCACTATTGTTCTCGTTAGAAATGTCTCATAAAATTCTCATCGAGAGAATGATTTCTAATCAGGCTAACATTAGTTATACAGCCATAAAGTCAAACTTTGTGTCTGATGTCCAGAAACAAAAGGTGAAGGACGCTACTAATGAGATATTCAGGATGAATATTTATGTTGATGATTCAAGTCTCTTGACAGTCAACCAGATAAAAGAGAAAATGGATAAATATACAGAGCTTTTCTCTCCCGATTTAGTTATAGTAGATTATTTACAGCTTATGGCGGCAGTTACCGCCAGCACAAGGCAACAGGAGATTACGGAAATATGCCGAGTTTTGGCAGCTCTGGCTAAAACCTACGGCTTGCCATTTGTGGTGCTGTGTCAGTTGAACAGGGCGGTGGAATATCGTGAAAACCACCGTCCCCGTCTCTCTGACTTAAGAGAAAGTGGTAGTATAGAACAGGACGCGGACGTTGTATTATTGTTACATCGTCCCGGTTACTATACGGTATTGGAAAATCCACTTGCGGTTGACAGTGGACAGGCAGAGATTATTATAGCAAAGCAACGCAATGGTAGGACATCTATAGTTAATTGTACTTGGAGTCCTGAGACGATGAGTTTTAGGGATAATAGCGAGGATTTTTAATATGAAAAAAGAACTACCTAAGTTTACATGCCTCGATATACATGATATTAGAAATAATAGCATAGAGCTATATAAGCTTAAAAAAGATGAGTGGCGATTTATTAACTGTATAGGTGGCGTCAATAGTGCCGCCTGTAGAGGATGTAAATATAAAGAAGAGTGTAATAATTCAGAAACTGAGGAGGAGGAATTGTTGAAGGTATACATTAATACATTCCATGAACCCGTAAAGGGGGTTAGCGATGATGATACGCATAATATATGATATTAAAAATGATAGCACAAAGCTATATAAACTTAAAAAAGATGAGTGTAAGGGGTGTGAATATAAAGAAATGTGTAATACATTCCATGAACCTGTGAAAGGAGTTGGCGATGATGATACGTGTATCACGGAGTAATCCATGTCCTATATGTGGTCATACGGATTGGTGTTTATTAAGTGAAGATGGGCTATTTGCTGTTTGCCCACGTACAGAATCCAGTTGTCGTTGTGGTGATGCTGGATATTACCATGCTTTACGTACCACTGATGAAGGTGGGGTAGCTAAGACGTACAAGAGGACTGCGCCTATAGCTGTAAACTGGAGCAGTCTTAATGATTTCTATATGAAATCTATGAAAGGTGTTGCTATACCAGATTTCTTGACATCTGAATCGGTTAAGGCTTTTTGTTGTGGTTGGGATGGAAAGAATTATACATTTCCGCTCCGTGACCACTGCAATAATATTGTAGGAATACAGAGGCGTAGGCCAGATAATAGTAAGCGCTCCATAAGGGGTAGTATTGCTGGCTTATTCTTGCCACAGGGTATGGAGTACCATAGCGATGTCGTATTTGTGTGCGAAGGATTATCCGATACAGTCACCGCCTTCAATCTCGGCTTTTTTGCTATAGGCAGGATGTCTGCTACCACTGGTACGATGGAATTAAAAAGGCTCTTATGTAACAAAAGAGTAGTTATTGTCGGAGATAACGATGAAACTGGGCGTAAAGCCGCTGAACATCTTGCCAGGAAATTAGGTAATACTGTAACCAGAGGTGCTATCAGGTATCCCCCGGAAGGTAAAGACTTAAGAGAATTTTTTAATAAAAAAGGTATCGATGAAACAAGAAAGTTCTTGACTTCTGCCCAGGAATATGTTACGATGTTAAGATGATTGGAACTAAAATGAGTAAAATTTTGGAATTTTTAATACTATCAGCTCTTGCCATATTGTTATGTATAGCTGTTGCCAGCTGTACTTCTATCCCATTTGGCGATAACGTATCACACTCTCCAGCGGATACGCTGGTTAAGGTGGTAAATAAAACATCGTGGATGCCAATGCTTAGTATACTGGGAATAGCTTCAGGTGTATTCGCTTTCCTTAATGGATTCAAGTGGGGTATTCCTGCGATAGCCGCATGTAGTGTGGGACTATTCATGTCTCTGGCCACTGCAAGGTATTCGCAGTTTATGGCTATCAGCGGATTAGTAGGAAGTATATTAATAACAGTAGGTTCTATTATAGTTAAGAATCAGGCGTTAGTAGAAATTATTACTGGAGTTCAACGGATTAAGGAGCAGGCTAAGATTGCTCCAATAGATAATCCAAAGGTAATAAACAATGTTCTATCTAATTACCAGAATAAACATACTAAACATACAATTAAAAACGTTAAAAAGAAAATGGCAAATTAACTTTTTATTACTTTTTTTGAAAGGGAAAATATGATTGGTACAACAGTTACGGTATGTATTGGCGTATTAATTGGATATGTTCTTAATCCAGTTCTCGCCGCACTGCTGAAACGCCTGCTCAAGTCAGCTAAAAAAGAGTAGGGAGGAATGGGAATGGAATGAATGTTGGGCAGGGAAGCCCCTTTATATGGGGTGTAATATGGTAGATAGAAATGCTGGAAAAGGTGATATATATCGACCAGTAAATAAAGATAAATATGATAGGAATTGGTTAAGGATATATGGTGTAGTATGTCCTGAATGTAATGGCGCAGGTGTTCTTGGGGAGCCAGATTTTATTGGTAGTTCCCATGTATGCACCATGCATTATTGTGAAAAATGTAATGGCGTTGGTTATATTGAAAGGAAAAAATAAATGAGAGTATTTAATACGGGCGCGACACGGAACGATAATAACGACAAGTTTGATTATGAAGGCTTCCTGTCTCCATTTGTACTTGAAAGATACGCCCAGTATCTACATAAACACAGAAAGCAGACTGATGGCAAAATGCGCGATGCGGATAACTGGCAAAAGGGTATTCCCACGGAAGCGTATATGGAATCATTATTACGTCACGTAATGGAAGTATGGAAAGACCATCGTGGCGCCGAGTGTAGTGAAGAGGAATTTCAGGATTCTCTTTGTGCTATAATATTCAATGCAATGGGTTATTTATTCGAGGAGATTAAAGATGAATCGAAAGAAAAGAATATATGTAAGCCACGCTATACGTGGCAAGTATGGTAATAGTGCTACACCTGCACAGATGAAAGAAAATTGCGCGTTAGCTCAATTAGTTATAACTGCACTGCGGGCATTACTCCCAGATACAGAGTTCTATCTCCCTGCCGACCACGAAGAATTTATTAGCAAAGCCTTCTTGTGCGGCTTGATTTCAGAAAAAGAAATATTGGATATTGATTGCCAGATAGTAGGTGAATGTGATGGTTTATTGGCGCTCAGTAATGGTTTCATAAGTAATGGCATGGATATAGAAATCCAATATGCTAAATTGAGAAAAATTCCATGTTTTACATGGGATATAGCTTCTTTTGTTACTAATCTTATAGGTTGGTTAAAAGATGAAACACCCAAAAATAAGTAGTCTTAAAAAAAAGGCTGATGCAGTTTTTTCCGAATTCATCCGCAAGAGATATGCGGATGGAGAAGGAAAAGTGACGTGCTGTACTTGCGGCACTACAAAACATTGGACAGAAATGGATTCGGGGCATTTCATAGGCCGTAGCTGTAATATGTTACGTTATCATCCTATGAATGCCCACGCTCAGTGTCGCAGTTGTAACAGGGGTGGGCGTAGGGTTATGCCTTACATTAAATTTATGTTCGAGCGATATGGGAAGAAATTCGTTAATACTTTTCTTGCTCTCGAACAACAGAGGCATACATGGACTGAAGAGGAACTAAGAAAGATAATAGAGGAATATACTAATGAGTAAATTACTTATAATAGGCGACCCGCATGAACCAGCTACGCACCCGGCCTATCGTGCGTTCTGTAAAGATTTAGGTGTTAAATATAAGACAGATAAGACTATTATAATTGGTGATATATGTGACCATCAGGCTATAAGTTTTCATGCAAACAATCCTATGTGTCCCGGAGCCGATGATGAATTTATATTGACTAAGCAAAAGATTAAACTTTGGTACAATGATTTTCCTAATGCTATTGTAACAATAGGTAATCATGACGCCAGAGTAATAAGGCTTGCGGAGTCAGTTAATATCCCATCCAAGTATCTCCGTGATTACAAGGAGATATGGAAAACCCCAAAGTGGAAATGGGTGGATGATATTATTATTGACGATGTATTCTATACTCACGGTTGGGGAAGGAGTGGTATTAACCCTGCATATAATGCGGCTCAGGATAACCTGATGTCAACAGTTATGGGTCATTGCCATACCGCTTCAGGGATTAAATGGCTTGCCAATCCTACCAGAAGAATATTTGGTATGGATACAGGTTGTGGAATTGATGTTGAAGCGTGGCAGTTTGCTTACGGAAAGCACATGAGACAAAGACCGGTACTATCTGCCTGCGTGGTTATTGATGGTGTTCCATATCATCATATCATGCTGTGTGGAGTTAAAGAAAAATATAACAGAAACAGGTTTTAAAGAGACGAAATAAATTACCTTAAGGTTGTATTATGTCATCAAAACCAATAAGCTTAAAAGAAAAATATGATATTAAGGAGTTGAATGGAAATGAACGATGTGAATTGTGTGAGTCTGTGGATTTATTTGTTGCGGATGTTATTGGTCTGGACTTTCATTATTATAAGTTCCTGTGTAGGCGTTGTTATCTTGGAATATGTGGTCAACGCCTTGATAAAGCTGAAAGAGAGAAAAGGAGCGTTAAAGAAAAGAAAAATGCATGGAAGAAAAAGATAATTAATTTACCTGTAACTTTTTTGGAGAAATAGAAATGAAAACAATAAATATAATAATTGATATTATAATAATACTTTTGGTAATGGGACTTCTTTTGTATTCGTGCAATATGGCGTATGGATTTATTTTAAATTCGTGCTATTAAGCAGTTCTGTTAAGGTAAAGTCTACTTAAGAAGGGATTAAAACATGGAAAATTATGCGGGTTTTGTCGTGACCAGGGAAAACGTATTTTGGTCACTAAAGAGTAATCATTATGAAGACATAATAAAAGAGAATAACCTTGAAGAGATTGATACATCTAATAATGTTACATTCGTTAGAGTTGTATTCATTCCTCCAAGAAATGACTTTCAATTACCAATTGACAGGTGGGTGTGTAAGATTAACCAGAATATATTGCCTGTCTGGTATGACGCTGGAACGGTAGAGTTACGATGTCGTGCTAAACTGGAAGAATGGCGTAAAGCCAAAGTAGTTCTACCTGAAAAGGTAATAGACACCATTAAAGAGAACCAGATAGTAGCTATCTATGGAACCGTTAATCATATCAAAGGTTCAGCAAGGGTAGACTATATAGATGGTTCGGCCAGGATAGGTTCTATCAGTGATTCTGTAACAGTGAACCATATCCATGATTCTGCGATTGTAGGGTGTATCGATGGTTCTGTAGTAGTGAATTGTATAGGGGATTTTGCCAAAGTGGACTATATTAAGGATTCGGTCACAGTTAATTATATTGGGGATTCAGCAACGATATGCTCTATCAATGGTCACGCTAAGGTATACTCTATCAGAGGTTCCGCAAAGATTGAATCTATCAAAGATTCAGTCAGGGTGGACTATATTGGCGGTTCCGCAAGGGTACACTCTATCAGAGATTCTGTATGGGTTGACTCTGTCAGTGGTTCCGCTAAAGTGAACTCTATCATAGGTTCTGTAAGTATTGAATCTATCAGTGATTCAGTTGAGGTGAACTATATTGGCGGTTCCGCCAAGGTAGAGCGTGTCAGTGGTTCTGCAAAAATAGAGCATGTCAGCAGTTTTGTAAAAATAGGGCGTATCAGTGGTTCCGCAATAGTAAAGTCTACTTAAGAAGGGATTAGAACATGGAAAATTATGCAGGTTTTGTCGTGACCAGAGAAGATGTATTTTGGTCGTTAAAGAGTAAACATTACAAAGACATAATAGAGGAGAACAACCTTAAAGAGACGGATGTATCTAATAATGTTGCATTAGTTAGAATTGCCTTCATTCCTCCAAGAGATGATTTTCAATTGCCAGTTAATAGGTGGACGTATAAGGTTGACCAGGACATATTACCGGTCTGGTATGACGCGGTAACGGTTGAATCGCGATGTCGTGCAAAATTAGAAGAATGGTGTAAAGCCAAAGTGGTTCTACCTGAAAAGGTAATAGATACCATTAAAGAGAACCACATAGTAGCTATCTATGGAACCGTTAATCATATCAAAGGTTCAGCAATAGTAGACTATATAGGTGGTTCAGCCAGAATAGGCTCTATCGGTGATTCTGTAACAGTGAACCATATTTGGGATTCTGCAACAGTTAGCTATATCAAAGGTTTAGTTAAGGTAGAATATATAGGCAGTTCAGCTAAGGTGGGCTATATTGGCGGTCCCGCAACAGTGGAATCTATAAGAGGGTCAGCAACAGTGGATTGTATAGGTGATTCAACGAGGGTTAACTATATAGCCGATTCTGCAACAGTGGAATCTATCAAAGGTTCAGCCAAGGTGGACTCTATCTGTAATTCAGCTAAAGTGTACTTTATCCTGGAGTCAGCAACAGTGAATTCTATCAGAGATTCAGCTAAGGTGAACTGCATAAGAGGTTCCGCCAAAGTGTACTTTATAAATGGTTCAGCTGGGGTGAAAACTATCCTGGATTCATCAAAGGTTGACTCTATTGAGGGGTCAGCTAAAGTAGGCTCTATTAGTGGTTCTACTGAAGTGAAATCTATCAGTGAGTCAGCTAAGGTAGATTTTATTGGTAGTTCATCTAAAGTGAAATCCATCAGTGGTTTTGCAATAATAAACTTTATCAGTGGTTTCGCAACAGTGGAATCTATTGATGATTCCGTAACTGTATATTGTATCAATGGTTCCGCAAGGGTACACTCTATTAGAGATTCTGTAAGGATTGAATCTATCAAAGATTCAGTCAGGGTGGTCTATATTGGTAGTTCAGCTAA